ACGGATAACCCACAATGGCATATAGATTTAAGCACTACCTACAAGAATCCTTCGACACAATTCACCCCTACAAACAAACAGGGAATGAAGTCGAGGAACACGATTATATTCGAGATGAAAACGACCGTCCTATAGGAGTCGCAGGAAGAAAAATTCACCATGAATTTGATGTTCCTAACAGTAATGATGTAGTACGAGTTACTCATGACATTAAACACTCGATTGATGATTATGATCCAAAGAATCCTCACGCAACCTCTGTGGACACTTCTTTTACCAGAAGAGATAAAAGTTTTCGTCCTGAAAATGAACGAGCAGAAGTGACATATCAGAAAGGTCATGGAGGAAGGGGAGCAGCAGCTGTCTTTTCTACTGTCTCCCATATCACCAAGGGGGTTCTTGCAAAGCACGGACATGGTGAAACTACACTGAATATGTCTGCCGAGAACTCCCGTGTTAGCCTTTATGGCAAGATGATAAAGAAGATCGGTGGTGTTGATGCAGGCGATGTCAATGTGGTAAAACATCCTGACAGTCATCCCGGAGCAGGACACAGTGCATTGTCAGTTAAGGTTCCTGGTCGTCAACCATCAGGGGGGAAATAGAGTAACGAAAGCTTGAAATACTCTATATAATATCATGAGCATAGAGTTTAAAAATTTATTAAATGAAGCAATGGATACCATCCTGCCGCATACAAAAGCAGACAGTTTTTCTATGCCGGGAAATGTAGCAGTAACACACACCATCCCACATCCTTCTGGTTCTCATGATATCGTACTACAACAACAGATGACTGCAGGAAAGAGTGGTAAGAAAATTCTTAATGTTGGCTTCTTTGCCTCCAATAAAAATCCACTTGCCCCAACTAATAAAGGAGTTGCAGGTCCTATGTTAGGAACTATTAAAAAACTAGTCACAGATTTTGCAAAAAAAACCAAACCAAACGAAATCCAATATAAAACACAAAAGAGTGGTGGGACAGACAAGAGAGCGAGAGTCTATACCAAAATGATTAAAAGAATTGCAGGGAAGTCACCCAGAGAAACTGACCACAGTAAAAAATATAGTCCGAAGACTGGAATGAAATCTCATGTTCTTAATATGAGGGGTGTGAAACTAGGCGAGGCTAGGATTGATAAGGTCAACAATAAGATAAAACGGCATAATGATAGTCTATCTGGCAGTGAAATCCGTAATATGTTTAAGTCAATTCATGGTGTTCGGTATGCACCAAATTCAGGACAACATGTTATTGCTCATATCGATCACCCAGAACACGGTACAGTCTATGTCGGTAAGAATAGACTAGTTGACAGTCCGAAGAGGGCAGCTAAAATGAATCCTGATGATGCATCAAGATTACACAGCCAGTATAATCGCATAGGAATTAGATCTCTTTCTCGTGCAGGTTTTCCTAAACACCCACATCATGCAGCTCTAGAAACAGGTGAGTTTGGTTTTACTCCTGTTATGTCTCTTAGTAGGGCAGGTACTCAGCGTGTGCAGGGTGATAAAGATGGTCTAAAAAGGACACTTAGAGCAGCGAAGGGTGCAGATAACCGAGAGGGTACTGTTGTTCGTGCAAAACGTATGGAAAACTCCAGAGCACGTGAGGCAAATAAACAAGCTGCAGAACTCAATAGACTAGCAAACAAAAAACTTCCTCCGGCGAATGAGAACTATTGGTCTTATGATGGAGAAAAGAAGTATTTGAAACCTGGGGATAAATATGTCCATCCTCCTAGTTCTATGCCAAAGATGTCTGCTGCAGATGAACAAGATTACCAAAAACGAGTACAGCAAGGTACAGCAGGGTTTTATAGTTTACAACAAAAAAGAAACCTTAAACGTGGACAGGATCATGTTCGTACTATTGGTGATATAAAAGATGTATTGAAAAAATTACCTAAATTTGGTCTTAATACGGTTCATCATATGATAAAGGGTAAAGGTGATGCATTGAGTTCTTTCCCACACGAACTTCCTCACCACACACCATACCTAACTAAGATTCATGATGAATTAACAAATCTACATGGTATAATTAAAAACGCAAAGAGTAATCCTGGTGGAAAAACTAGAGATGATATATCATCTATCAGAAGTATAAAAAGGAACTAAACATATGTTCGATAAGAAATTATTCATGAGTCACGCAAGTAACATGTTATCTGAAGTTACATTCAGAGCAACACCAGCATCTAAGATGAGGTCGAAGATGGTAGATCGAGCTTCTCCAAACAACCGTCCGGAGTATCGTAGCAAACCATCACTACCCACGCTCGACCGCTTCGGCCAGGCACGCAAGACGAAGCAGCCAGCTGTTAAAACACCACCAGGTCGTCCTCCTATGTTTCCAGGAGGGCTGAGTGGTCTTAAACCGAAGCCTTCCCCGGCACCTAAGCCTCGTCCCGGTGATTACAGACGACCTGCTCCGGCACCTAAGCCTCGTCCTGATCACAGACTACCCATGCCTGCTCCTCCTTTCCGTGGGCCGTATGGTGTTAAACCGAAGCCTTCCCCGGCACCAGGTATTAATGAGCCGGGTGGTCCTAGAACACTACCCGGTCGTCCTAAGTTTCCAGGCGGGCGGTATCCAGGTATTCCAGGTATTAATGAGCCGGGTGGTCCTAGAACACTACCGGGTCGTCCTAAGTTTCCAGGCGGGCGGTATCCCGGTATTCCAGGTATTAATAAGCCGGGTAGTCCTATTAGAACACTACCGGGTCGTCCTAAGTTTCCAGGCGGGCGGTATCCCGGTATTCCAGGTATTAATAAGCCGGGTGGTCCTAGGGGCGCAATACGGCTGGGGGATCTTCCCGGCGCGAAGCCCCCCCGGCGTGACTTCGAATACCTACGGCGCCCTAGTACCATAAAACCCGAGATGAAACCTAAGACTCCAGCTCAGATCCGGACTATGGAGCGGATTCGTGATAACAAACAGGCGCGGATCACGCCACTCAAATATTAGATATTTGGAGCTATGGGATAACACGATAAAATTTTAATAAAACCAATTGTGCATAGAAAAACTGTCAAGATTTCTCTTGACAGTTTTCTTTGTTCATATTAAAATCATTGTGTTAATGGTTCAATAGGATCTTATATAATTGATTTCGCATTCACGAAACTGAAGTAAAACCAACTACTTCATAATTCTCTAACGTAGGTATTTACCCTACTATGTATATGATCACACATCCTCATCATCCTTGCTGTTGGTAGGACCGTGCCCTCCACGGAGTCCGAAACCAAGCACCAATTTACCAAATTCTTTGGGGGGGATTCCCGTCATACCTCTTCTTTTCAAAGCAGCATGTAGATCATTAACTATACTATTAGATTCGCCAGTTCTGTTAGTCACTCCTCTATCTCCTAATATACCAGTTCGACTTTTAATAGAATCATCTTCTTCTTCAATATTAAAATAATTATTAACGGCAGCTGTTAATTCATTTAAAGATATAATAGCATCTTGTACTTCTTTGTCATCAATTGTTTCGAATAAATTGTGGCCAAAGTATTTCTCTAGAAAAGTTTTAACAAGATCTTCATTTTTCATTATTTGGTTTCCCTTTGATTGTTTCTTCTACCAGAATACGATTACGTGTCATTCCTCTTGTTATAACTGCAGCAGTTTCTAAGATTGGAAAAACTTTAGTTTTCTCTATAGTCAGATCTGGTCTATATTTATTTTCCAGTAATATTTGATTGAAAGTTTTCATTTAGATTTTTTATCCTTATAATAAGAATCTACTTCTTTAAAGTACCGAGGATCAACCTTCCGGTTCTTACCTCTCCATGCAGTTACAAGCTTCTCTCTTTGAACTGGTGTAAATTTACCGTCTGCTCCTGGTTGGACTCCAACATCTTTAGCTTTTTGTTTCAGAACACCGACTGCAACTTGTCTGTACTTTTTAACATCGTGTGTTTTTGGATTTCCAGATCCACCATAATCATATCGTTTTTCATAACCAGATTTATTAGGTTCTCTTCCGTATTTCGCAAAGTTGTTTGACTGATCTATTAGGGACTTTGTGTAATCTTTATCAGGAAAATTCTTTGGACTTCTTTTGAGGGAATCCTTTAGAGTACTTCCTGTAATTTGAGCCGGACCAAACGCTGTAGATGAAGATCCCTTAACACCAGTTGTTCTTATAAACTTGTTTTTAAAACTTCCAGTTTCTGCACGTTCGAGTGCATTACACAATTCACCCCAACATGTGTTCTTTTTTTCTGGAGCCTTAGCAGCAGCTGGTGGAGTTGCTTTGGCATCTATTGCTGGTGGAGCTTTTTGTATAATAGGAGTTCTAGTTTGTGATCCTACTCTCCTACCAGGAGCTTTTAATGCACCCGGAGGAAGACCCATTGCCATTCCTGGCATCATTGCAATACTAGCAGCAATAGCCGCCTTTCGTCCTACTGCTTCGTTTATTTTATTTTCAGAAAGAAAAGTACTAAATCGTTTCATTTTATCTCCACTGACTATTTATAAATAATTAAAGATGAAAAATTAATATATAGAGTAACCAAGGAGATTCATATGGAAATTACAAGCAATCAACAGGCATCACTATCACGAGCTGCATTAGAATCAATTACGAATATTACAGAATCAATTGAAGAAGTATCTGAAGTTGAAGTTACCGAAGATGTATTTGATGCCGAAGCTTTTGTTGTAGAATATCTATCTGATGCATTAAAGCATTATGATCTCCAAGAAGATGCAACAGAAGAAGATATCCACGCTGAGATTCTAAACATTGTCGAATCTGTAAATTTTCTTGCAGTAACTCTCAATGAATACTTCGAAATAGAATAAACCAAATATATTTAGTTCTTCTGAAGTAATGATATATGTGTTTGTCTCAACATTTCTTTGAATGTCTTATCATCAAGATCTATTTTGTATGATTTGTTATTATTCGTAACAATCGGGGCTTGACGTATGCCTTCAGCTTTTAGTGCTGTTAGGAACATATAAGATCCGATTGTTTCTTTCTTTTCTCCGGAAATAACTCTAGGGTGATCTGAACCTCTATATGTGTGGTTTGGTTTCATTCTTAGTCTAGGATAAGCATTACCTATTGTGAGTGGTGTTGCCCCTAGATTTAAAGGATCACCGTTTCCTAGAGTAAATAATCCATAACCTTTAAGTTGAATATAGGAATTTCCCTTGCTGGCATAATATTGAATTATTGCATTTGCAAAAGAATTTGATGTTGATACTTTTTCATCAAATCCTAACATCACTGACGATTTTTTTCCTTTCATAGTATACTGTTTGAACTGTGCTATATCACGAATATGTGCCATTGCTGTTTTTGCTTGTCTTTTTCGTTTGTTTTCTTCTGTTAAAGATTTCATGTTCCATACTCGGTTTGCTTCCGCCAGAATACCTTGACTTAATAAAATTTCTCTTAACTCTCGGCCTGGAGTGTCTCTTGGATTAGTGTAAACCCAAGAATTATCCTCTAATTGTTTCATTGCCGCCTGACCAAAATCCAAAGAACCAGTAGAACTTTCTGTATATTTCAGTTCAATATTTGTTTGTTGAGTTCCTAGTTGTAATTTAAAGTCAATACCACTACCACCACCCGCAGGCTGAAATCCAAGTGGAACCATGTCTATAAATTTATATGATTTATAGATTTCCTGTTCGTATTCAAGTCCTTTATTTGCCATATTATAGATCCTTTATACTATTTATCTCACATATATATTTTGTAGTCATAATATTACTGGTAACTTACACTTATAATGAAAATAAACGAAAAAAAGAACAATATTGATGAAAATTTGATGATAGCTGAATTTATTTCTAAATTTTATGATATGTGTTCGGGACTTGATGCATCCGATGACAATTTATCTAAATTTTACGATGAATTTCCTGCAGAAATGCGTGATATGTTGATGCAAATGATCAAACAAGAAAAAAAAAGGAATTTTAGATGAAAAAAACTGGATTTTCAATTTCAAATAGAAATAATTCGGTTGGATTTCGTATTTCGTTGGACAATGGGTATGAAGTTTCGGTTGCTTTTGGTGACGATACTACATCGGGTGATACTAAAATCATGGAAGGTCGCACTGGAACCGATTATTTTTGTGAAAAAGCCGAAATTGTGGTTTTGAATGATAAAAATCAACCAATTCCTTTTATAAAAAACAACAAAAAGACTGCCGTGGTAGAACCAAAAGATATTTTGCAAATAATTGCATGGGCAAGTAAGAGATGATACCAGAATTCATAGATTCATTGAGTAGTGATACTATTAGAGTCATTTTTAGGAAGAGGAGCAATGGTCTAGCACGATCATTACTGTGTACATTGAATCCAGACATGATTCCTCCCGAACAAATGAAAACATTTTCTTCTGTATTAGATACAATAGAAACATATGGCAACAGATATGTTGTTTGGGACATAGAAAGTCTTGACTGGAGAAGTTTTTATGAAGATACTATAATATCATTTGAACGGGAATCTGAAAACACCCCTCCTCCTACATAATACTGAAGTTTTTGGGAGAAATCATGGCAAAGAAAGTAAGTAAAACAGGAGATCTGTATCTTGACGACCTTATTTCTGCGGCTGAATCTGCCGTGATTGGGTATGAGAAATATCTATTAGATAAACTTGACTATAATGAATTAGCTGGTATAATGACTTCTCTGAGGGAACTTCTTCCCTTCGAGGGTCTAGACAGGGACGACGACTAAGCTCGTATGTCTATCAAGATAAAATATGGAACAGTTCGAGAGAAGAGAATTGTATCTAATATTATAAATTGGTATCTTGATAATGTAATTGTAACTAAAACCGATATTACTATTAAAGTTGAGATGTGTAAATGGTCGAAGTATAGGTGTCACGGATCGTGTGTTGATACAGGACCTTCTATTGATATTACTATTGCAACTGATAAAAAAAATAAATCAATTCGAGAATTTGTTGCAACTGTTGTACATGAGATGGTACATACAAATCAGTATATAACAGGAAACTGGTCTGGTGATGGTGAAGATGAAGCAGAAAAAATGCAATACAAAATTACAGATAGACTATGGAAGGCTGGTATTATATGAATGATTTGTGGTGTTATATTGTACCATCAGTTATTTACTGTTTGGGTGTTTGGTTAATTTGTGGAATATTAAAAATTGGAACAGATTGGGATGAATCATGAACAACTATAGATTACATATCGATATTCCAGTAGGAACAAACGAAGAAGAAGCAATTCGAATTGCCACTCATATGATTTCGTCTATTGCCGTTCATGTTGGTGATAGAGCAAAGATCGACTCCGAGATTACTGGGATGAACTATCGTCTCGGTCATGATAACGATCGTCAGAAGTCGAACTACTTCAACAAGGATATGGAAGGTCATGTAAATAATAAGAAAACTCGCTTGACATTTGTTGAGAAGATCCTATAATATGTGAATGAGGGTCGGAAGCGGATGGCATCAGCAGTATCGCTTATAACGATATTTTCGGGAGTTCGAGTCTCCCTCGACCCATTTGAAAATAACAGGTTCGAATCCTGATTGACGTATTATCGTGGAGATATTTGTGGAACGAAAACCAACAATTTATGTTGCTGGACCCATGAGAGGGCATAGCGACTATAATTACCCATCATTCGACAGACAGGCTAGGATGTTACACATGCAAGGTTGGGATGTTATAAACCCTGCAGAGTTAGATAGAACAGCTTCTATAGATGCAAGAGAAGTTGATTACAACAGTGAGTTTTTACGGGATGCTTTGAAACGTGATATGGTTGCAATATGCGAAAAATGTACTGCAATTTATATGATGTCTGGTTGGGAGAAGTCACAGGGCGCTCAAACAGAGTTGCGATTATCAAAAGCATTGGGTCTTGATATTTATTATGAGGCACCAAATCCATGAGGAACTCTATTGAATATTTTTGTACTGAATAATAATCCAATTTTAGCTGCAATCAACCTATGTGATAAACATATACCAAAGATGATTGTAGAGAGTGCACAGATGGTATCTACAGCACATAGAGTACTAGATGGTACGATGTATATTGCATACACAAAAAACAAAAGAAAAATTAAAAGATGGTCGTTAGAATCTGATACAGATTTTAATACTCCTAGACTATACAAAGCTGCAATGGTAAATCATCCATGTACAGTATGGACACGAGACTCATCTGATAATTATATGTGGTTATGTGTGCATGCTCTACAAATGATAAGTGAATTTAAATTGAGATTTTCTAATACACACAAAAGTGAAGCTATACTATTATGGTGCATGAATAACAAACCAAAAAATATACCAGATGGAAAATTAACACCATTTGCACAAGCAATGCCTGATTATTGTAAAATTGAAAACGATCCTGTTTTAGCTTACAGAAATTATTATATTAATGAAAAATCTAATATTGCTTATTGGAATAAAATTCCAAATCGTAAACCAACTTGGTTTGATTCTAATTGATTATATATTTATACTATGTTTATTAATATCGAGATGTCAATCTTTCTCTAATAAGATTGGGTTTAGAGATCCTAAAACTCTGACGTAAGGGGGATTCGTCACCCTCATCTTTTGCCCTCTTAGCTCAGTTGGTAGAGCATCGGCCTTTTAAGCCGCAGGTCGAAGGTTCAAGTCCTTCAGGGGGTATTATAAATATAGTACGGGGTCGAATGGTATCGATCAGTTTGAATGGATCAATAGTTGCACGTCGAGGTTAGTCGGTTTGCCTCGTAAAAAGCCGTCTAAATGTTAACTGCCAATACCAGTTATTCACTCGCAGCCTGATAAGGCTACGGACACAATCTCTTGACTCCGATGGAGAGTGCGTGTGGATTTTCGGATAGGTCGAAGCAATTGATGGGTAGCAAGACCAAAAAATAACTCATCACACCTTGTTAAGAAAATGTCTCTTTTTTCTGATAAAGGTATTGACAAGAGACTAAACGTGTAGTATACTGTGTGAAGTCAAGGTGAGACGGGGGTTCGAATCCCCCCGACTCCATTGTGTGACAATTGAATACGTTTTGCAGGGAATTAATTACTCCTTGCATGGGACTCGCATAATGTGCATCAGTGAACGAGCATAGTGCAGACGACGAATGGTTTAGCGACCTGTCCTAACGAGCAAGTGCTTGAGGGATGATCCTTAGCGGGATGAACGGAGTCGTATGAGTAGGGAACAGCCTTACGGTCACCCCGAAAATTTCTGGTAATAAAGTAAGTCCAGAGTCCCACAGAATAAGGCACCAGTAAGAGAAATCTTGCTGGTGTCTTTGTATAAATATAGAGTATTCTTTAAGAAAGGAATTATCATGGATTTTGATTTAACAACGTCTCAAGTATTAGGAACGATTTTTTACAGTATAGTAGTTTTTGCTGCTGGTGCTCTGGTTGGTAAGAAGGCTTGGTATTGGGTTAGGAAGTTTTTTCCTTGGAACCGAGACTGAAAACTTCTAGGATTTTATTGATCTTAGGGGTTGACAAAACGTAATTATGTGTTATAATCTACCTATCAACAGGGAACCAACGGGTGCGGTTCCAAAAACTTTCACTGTTGCACCCATAGGAGATTCTACGAATGTCAATGATTACTAAGAAGCGCAAGGTCATCAACTATCTCACCTCCGGTCGAGGTCTTACCGAGAACGAAGCTCGTTCCCGATTTGGTGTTGGTAACATGCGTGCAACAATGAGCGATATTCGCTCGGAGTTTGAGCAGTATGGTAACTGGAAGATTACCACCGAATCAACCTCTACTGGTAAGGTCCGTTACTTTATGCAGGATATCCATCCTGGTACTCGTACCTACGGATATGATGCTGCTGGAACCCGCTACATGCTTTGATGGTGTTAGTTCCTCCTAGATCTCCCCTCTCCATTCGTGGGAGAGGGGAGATTTTTCTTTATAAATAATAATATGAGCGAATCAAGTGGATATGGTAAGGGTGACCGAGCCAGAAATTACAATACAAAACAGTATAGAGAAAATTACGACAAGATTTTTGGCGTAAAGAAAAATAGGCCTAGAAGTAGACCTATAAGTAAAAGAATTAACACTAAAAAAAGGAATAAGAAACAATGAGCAAAGTGAAAATGGTTAGGTTTATTTCGAATGAAGAAATTATTGCTAAGGTGACAGAAACTAAAACTGGTATTAAGATTGAAAAGGCAGCTGCAATTATGCCTATTGGTGAAGGACAACTTGCAATGGTTCCTTGGTTGCCTCATGCCAAAGAAGATACTATCGAAATTGGTATGGATCGAATTATGTTTACCTTCGAACCACTAGCAGAATTGGCTAATGAGTATAATACTAAGTTTGGTAGTGGATTGGTTGTTCCTTCCAGTGCTTCTGGGACAGCTCCTATGGTTCCTAGTCTGAAGTTTAATGGTGGTGTCTGAATCTAAATTAAAGGATTTGTATTATGTCTAGTTCATCACAATCAAAGCACGTTAATAATATGATAAAGGGGTCACGAAAAACTCCTAAGATGAAAAAGGGCAATCCTCCTTCCAAAACTTCACGTTCTGGTAATGGAAGTAGAGTTCGCTGATTCACTGTGCTCGTAGCTCAGTTGGATAGAGCAGCGGACTTCTAATCCGCAGGTCATAGGTTCGAATCCTATCGAGCATGTTCCTTCGGAGGGTAGTGTAGTATATACAGTCAGAGTGTAGCACAGTTTGGTAGTGCGCCGTCTTTGGGTGGCGGAAGTCGCAGGTTCAAATCCTGTCACTCTGATTATGCATAGTTCTAAATTTAAAAAAATGCACCATATTGCAAAAGAAGTTGCATTAGAAAATGAAAGACAGAAAAAACATGTTTCTCTTATTCTAGTTCGTAATAGAATTATTAGTATTGGTACTAATCACCACAAGTCCCATCCTATGGCCAAACGCATTGGTTATAGATATGATGAAGTACATTCGGAGTTAGATGCATTAATTCGGTGTAAAGAAAGAAAAAATTTAGAATTGATTAATTTTAGATTTAATAGATTTGGCGAAATGCGAATATCTAGACCATGTACACTTTGTATTCCTTGGTGCAAAATGATTTTTGATAAAATCTACTATACCAGTGATACATATTCTTATGAAAGGTTGGAATACTAATGAATATTACAGAAACTGTTGTCGATGTACAATCAAAGAAGACGGGCACAATTTGCGAAATTCGTCTTGAGGAAGGTGGTAAGGACTACCTTGTAGATTTTGATGGAGCAAAGATTTGGAAACGTCAAGATGAAATTGTTGTCTATCTTACATCAGAACATACTAATACATCAGGTGAATATCTGTTGGACTGATACTTGACTTTTTATATGATTATGCTATAATGGGTTTATCAAACGCCGAGGTAGCCCAACGGCAGAGGCAGTGGACTTAAAATCCACACAGTGCGGGTTCGAATCCCGCTCTCGGTACTTCTTCTATATGAAAGGATATACCTAAAAATGACTGACTGGACTAAAACTTGTTACGTTACGGGCAAAACTATGTCCGACGAAGATGATGCAAGATTTACTTATGAGTTCGATGCATGGGTATCAGTAGAGGGTCAGAAGATCGTCGAAGAGGCTGCACGTGGTTCTAATCCTGATGCAGAGTCATTAATAATCTTCCGTGAGTGGTATGCACAAGATGCCGAGGCCGACGCAAATTACAATAATAATCATTTTAGGAAGAACCACAAATGACACCAGAAGAATCTAATGAAATTCATGATTTTGAAGGTCCGTATCAGATTCACACTCCAGAAAATGGAGACGATATTGTTTTCATTAAAGGACACTATGCTATCTATTCATATGATAGCGATCGTCTACGTGAAGTTGTGATAGGTAAACTCACAGAACACGAAACTGAATTGATGAAGTGGAACATTCTAAAAGACCGTCTTACCTGATGCGCCGTGCTTTTACTCTAGTCGAGTTATTGGTTGTGGTTGCAATCATTGCTTTGATTATGACAATTACTATGGTGTCTATTCGGACATTTCTAGAAACCTCCAAACTAACTAACTGCATGAGCAATCAGCATCAACTTCAGGTTGGATTGGTTTCGTGGAGTCAAGACAACAACGGCAAATTCATTAGCCCGTTCAGTCAAGAGTTTCCGAGCGTTCCAAACCCAAACCGAAATTTGTTCTGGGTGAAGAGTTATAATACAGGGGCATCTGTTCCTCGCATTCGTGATTTAGATTTAGATGGAATGTTAGATGAGACAGAGCAGGCTTTAATTGATGGCGCACTCTATGATTACGTCGGGGACACACGTACCTACCAGAGTCCCGTAGATCCCACTGGGCGCGTCCGAAGTTATTCTTTGAATGGATTCATCAGTGACATCCCAGATAACCCAAACGGAGCGTGGGGTCCAACAGCGGATCGTATTAGTAAGATCAGAAATCCATCAAAAACTTTCTATACCATTCCAGAACACGATATAGGATGGCAAGATAATTTTAATCGTGGTGGTTGGGTGCTGGATGTGTACAACGAAACATGGAAAGATTTCCCAGCATTCTGGGAACCAGTAGATCGACTTGCGATGTCATTTGTAGATGGTTCGAGTAGAATTGTTTCCTTTGCAAATCCTAAACTAAATGAAGTCGTCACTACACACAATATGCCTGCGAATGAGGCATCACAAATTGATTTTGATAGATTCGTAAAATGGCTAAGACCAGACAAATGAAGGAACACTATGTTTGAACAACAATATGCAATGACAATGCTTTTGATTATGACCACAGTAAATGGTTTTCTTGGTATATTAATGGTAGCAGAAATTATTCCTGTGGGATATGGAATGTGTTTTGCATTATTTGTGATGTGTGGTATGATCTGGAGGTGTAAGAGAGATCTCATGGGCAATGTTCGTCTATGGGAAAACCCAAAGAAATTTAGAAATCGTATGGATTCTCGAATTCTTAGGGGACGCATGGAAGATGATGAGTCATAAAGTGTGCGTATAAGATGTCAACGGACAATAAAAAAAACTAAATAGGTGTATGAGCATATTTAAAGATTATCTAAACGAAAAAATAGAATTAACTCTACAGCACCATGATAAGTTAAACTCAAAGTTTTGGGTTGGAGAGAAATTGAAATCTAGTGTTCGTAATCATCTATTAATGATTGCGAATAAGTGGGCTATTTTTTCTAAGATACCAAAAAGTGGTATAAAGGAAATTATTCTAACTGGTGGTAATGCAAATTATAACTACACAAAGTTTTCTGATTTGGATGTCCACTTAATTGTAGATTTTAAAACCATTGTTGATTGTGATCCTAAGTTTGTGGAAGAATATCTCAAAGATAAAAAAACAGTGTGGGAATTGAGTCATGATATAAAAATTTATGACACTCCTGTTGAACTATATGCACATACAGATAGACCACACAAGAAAGATCAGGGAGTTTATTCCCTAAAGAATGATAAATGGTTACAGGAACCCCAGCAAGAAAAATTAGATCCCAAAAAAGATGATTTATTAAAGTCTAAAATTGAACATTTTATTCATATGATAAATTATGCATTAAAGCATAATGCTGATGATTTAGATGTATTAAAGAAGATGAAGTATAAGATTAAGAATATGAGAGATTCTTCTATACAAAAAGCCGGCGAACATTCTATAGAAAATTTAGTGTTTAAAGATTTACGAAATCGAGGCATCTTAGATAAAATGACTGATCACATCCGAAATATTGAAGATAAAAAACTATCTCTCAATAAATGAATGTGTTTGTTCCTGATACTAAATTATTGGAAGCATTATTTAATGCAACTGCAGGAAGAGTATATATACTCGGACCATCAGACATTATTATTATTTTTCCACCCATCCCGGACACAACTGGTGAGTAATAGTAATATGTTCCTTCTTGTTGAGGAACAAATATCATAGCATTATCATAAATTGTAATACCTTTGAGGTAAGAACTGCCTCCGCTATGTGTTCCATCTGGAACAGAGCTAATACGAGCTAAATTTGTTCCGGTTAGAAGTCCACTTGCTTTAATACTAGAATAATTAAATATATACATGTTACCAACAGTTAATCTTAGAGTTGGTCTATAAGATCCGGCTATAGCATATGCATTCTTACCATAATTATCCGGTGCCGAATAAAACTGTAGATTATTTACTGGTTCTGAGTATGTCTGTGTTGTGCTAATCTGTTGTTCTGATGTATTAGCATATTGTCGATATAATCGAGTTGATGTTGGTATGAGAAATCTATTATCCGGAGTAATTCCACTGTAATATTCAAGTCCCCAAGTAGAACCTCCTGTAACGGTCACTAATTCGTGATCATTATTATCATATGATATACCAGTAACTTTAAACAAAACGTCTGCATTTAGTCCATCGGTGAATTGTAAGTAATCATTGACACTGGTTCCCATATTACTAAAGCTGGGATTTGTATATCTACCAAAAACATTTTTGATTACGTTTCGTTGGTTTTCTAATCGATCACCACAGGCACCAAATAATACTACGGGACTATTATAGAAATCTTTTCCTTTGTATAGTTTATCGTAGGATTGTCCTGCAACAATAGATTGCACATTTGCAACCAAAATTGTTTTGTTGATTAACTGATCAAAAGTATAACTACCGCTCAAATCGCTAGTTTCATCTGTTGATTGATCGAAGTGTTCTCCTCGTTCCATAGTTATACTATCGCCAGCAGTAAGTCCTGCGATAATACTACCTAAGAATTCTAAATTCTCTTCTCCTGCACAATCCGAATAATCAAATAATGCCGTTTTATTAATTACAGAATAGCCGGCTGAGTTCTCTTCCGCAATAAGTGTTATATTAGGAATGCATCTGAGAGGTCTATTGTAATCAATTAAATTCTGAACTTTACTATAGAATTGCAATCCACTTAATGTATTTTGAACAACGAATTTTGGTACGGAATTATTTCTTTTGGCCATCCATTACGATCCTATGTAATTTAGCTTATATGCAGATGCAGTAACACCTATAGAATATAGCTTATTGAGGTTTACAGTTTCGAAGAAAATATTTTCACCTGGTTCTAGTGGATAACCATCCAGTAAAGAACCAGATAAACCACTGCTTCCAATATAGACTATATCTATATTTCCTGGATTTGATTTAAGATTCACTCCTGAGTTTAGAGTTCCGCCAGCTGCAAGTTGCATTACAACTCCAGATGTTATTCCTGCGTATTCTGCGACTCCAGAAAATACAGTGTTAGTTCTTTGGTTTTCTGCAATAAGAACCTTCTGTGTTCCATCAGTGAATACACTAGTTGTTAGTCCCTTGACTGCTTCGCCTGAACGCTGTAGATGAGTATTAATTCCAGCTGGTAAAGTAATACCTAGTGGTTCGTGTGAGTAAACTTCTAGTGCATTTCTACTGAAACCCTGAACTACTACTGGTTGACAACCACTAATACCACCCTGAATTCTTAGTGCGTCTGTTATGCTAAGACCACTATTTGGGTTTGTCACACCTACAGTAGTAGCTAATGTGAAGTTTGCACTTACACCAGCACCAATTATGTTTACATTGAGAGCATCACCTGATGCTCCAATGGTCGTACCTGACCCAGAGAACATCTTGGTGTGAACCCATCTGCCCTGATCATGACCAAATACTGATATTGAATCTGTTCCTGCTGCAAGACCAACTGGACCAGAAATTCCAACCGCGCCGTCAACTGTAACTGAATCGTAATTTAGATTTAAATATCGTCCACCAGTAACATCAACTGTACCAGTTATTCCAATGAAACCTGTATTACCATGTACGTCATATACAACTACTTGTCCTGTAACACCTATAGGACCGCCTGATGTGTCACCACCAACAGCAATGTATTGTGGAGTCGTTACACCAAGTATTTTATTCTCAATTGGAAAATTGCCACTTGCACCAAGGAATCCAGTAACTGAAATCGCTTCCCCTGTTACTCCTGTAACTTGGATTGGAAGGGGTGTTGTTTCATTAACTTTGAAGGAAGATGTGTCATCACCCCACACTAATTTGCTTAATGGGATGTGTGCGGTTGTTCCAACAGGACTCGTTCCAAAATCGGTAGCGATATTTGCAGTTCCGCCATGTACATCGGTCACTAATGTCATCTTATTCTCCTTGAACAGTTAAACATTTGGGTTATCAAGTATATATATTTAAGTTGACATTTACTTATAATGTGATATGATTAAATTTCTAATAAGGGAGGAAATGTGTCATTATTAACAGATGAGATCAAAAATAAGTTTTGCAACGATATAATAAAATACGTACAAATAAATTCCTGTGGTTACATAGACGCAGTTATTGTTTTGGCAGAGAAAAATGGCTATGGACCTGAAATGGGTGCTAAGTTAATCAATAAGCCAATTAAAGAAAAAATCCGAATAGAAGGAGAAGAAACAAACCTTCTCCCAAAAATAAACAAATTACCTATTTGACATTTGGGTGATTGTTTGTTATAATATAAATCGAACTGGGGAGTTCCCAGGAATAATCAAGTCCGAGGTAGATCCTCGGGGAAAGTAGATACCATGAGTTTTTCAGATTTTAAGAATAAGTCACAAAACAGCATTGAAGAACTAACTAAGCAGTTAGCATCAATCGAGAATAAAAAGTCCTATAAGGATGATCGTTTTTGGCGTCCTCAACTAGACAAGTCTAGCAACGGATTTGCAATTATTCGTTTTCTTCCTGCCCGAACAGAGGATGATGCTTGGGCAACATTGCCTAGTTGGGATATCAATATTGTTAAGATTTACACACATGCTTTTCAGGGTAAGGGTGGTTGGTATATTGAAAACTGTCGTACAACCCTCGGAGAGAATGATCCATGTGCAGAGTCAAACAGTGAACTCTGGAATAGTGGGATCGAGAGTGATAAGGACATTGCTAGACAACGCAAGAGAAAGACTTCTTATATGTCTAATGTTCTAGTTATTAGCGATCCATCAAATCCCGAAAATGAAGGTAAGGTTTTTCTTTATAAGTATGGAAAGAAAATCTTTGATAAGATTCAGGAAGCAGCACAACCGGAGTTTGAGGATGAAGAAAAAATCAATCCTTTTAACCCTTGGTCTGGTGCGAATTTTAAGTTGAAGATTCGTAAGGTTGCTGGTTACGTTAACTATGATAAGTCTGAGTTTGATTCTCCAACCGAGTTGTTTGATGGGGATAATGATTTAATCGAGGACATCATCAAGAAGGAATATGATCTTACTGAGTTCAGTAATCCCAATAACTTTAAGAGTTATGCTGATCTCAAGGAAAGGTTTGATCTTGTTGTTGGCGAAGATGTCCGAGATACCGAAGTTAACGTACCAACAAGCACTGTAGAGACTGCAGGAGATTCTACATCTACTACAGATGATACAGAGCAGACTGATGCTCTAGATTATTTTGAACGTCTTGCTTCTGAATAATTAGAACATTTCACTTCTGTTGGAAGGTCCGCGAGTAATCGCTGCAGACGATCTTGATAATGGGTTCATCGCTGAAAAGCGAGGGCCCATTATTTTTGATTTGGAGTAATCGATTCCAGAAGAACCTGTATCTGGATTTCTTGCAGATTCCTGAACTCCGGTTTGCGGAGAAACCGACATACCAGGAAGTTCTTGTGTTTGTTCATTTCCTTGTTTCTGTGAGTTCTGTGTCTTGGGTTCAAACGCAGAACGACTCGACGGTGATATTTGTTGTATAGTTTCCGCAGAAGATAATTCAGGATTATATGTATCTACAGATTTAATTGTTTCTATAGTATTTGATGCAACTAAATCTAACTGCATTTTTGTTTGTTGTTTAGTTATAACATCTACTGTATTAATAAAATCAGTTGTTGTATCACTACTAAGATACAATTCAATTATATTATCCATTGAATATGAATTTGGTTCTGGAATTTTAGATTCTATGGGCATGTGTTAATTTCTCTTCTTGGATTCTATCGTTTTCTTTCTGTATTTTACTATTTAGAAGTGTGATGTAGATATCTCGTTCCCATATCATTAAATTTTCGAATTCTGTTAAACTTAGATTATGTTGATCCGTAATTGAAAACGATAGCTTTAAAATAGCAATTAAATTAGCGTAATCAAAAAGAATTTTAAAAAATTTACAAAGTCCCTTACCTCTATTTTTCTAGTCACGTCATCTGAGGTTGTATAGGCAATTTCAAATGAAATGAAACTACTCATTATAAATTCTTTTATTTCTCTAAAATCTTTCTTTGTCAAGTATTCTAAGAATTCTAATTTGTCTTCTCTAGAAGATTGGTCTGCATCTATCTTTTCATTTGGAGTTTCTACTTTAGTTAGACATAATGAAATCAGTTCTAACAATTGAGTTTTATCTTCAACAAAACCATTTATTTCTTTTAGATCATTCATTGTAGGAGATCTGAATTCTAAAAATAGTTCTGATGATACTTTAATTGAATGGGACGAAGACATTTCTTTGTGTACATGATAGTCATTTAGATTTACAGATACATTCAACTTTTCCCCTGTATGGGGACATGTTATTTTCATTTTTGATTTTTCGTCTACAGATTTTTTTCTTATTTCTGTTAGTAACAATTGAAAATCATAAATTGGCAATTCTGCTGATGATATAACATTATTACAACAAGAGTCTACGATGTTTACTAAGTTAATAATTTTATCTTCTGTAGTTGGAGATAATTCATTAATTATAGAAATAAACTTTTCTTCTTTTACTAATAAGGGACGAAATGAAATCTTGTTCTTTTTACTGGGTAGTGTTATTGTATAATCAGGTAAAGTAGTTTTTATCAAATCAACGAGCATTTATAATTCCTTTGTGTGTATTATCTTTTGGGGACAAGGGAATCTTCGGGAGTTGATTCATTTTGTGCCCATGCAGTTTTGTAGTTAAACAAACATGTGTATGTGAGCGGCATTGAAGGTGAAGTTGAATCAAAGTCAACTGGGAACATTTCTACCGGATAGAAATGGGTATATGTTATTGAGTTTACTATTGGACCGGAGCCAATGCCAGGCTGTCCGTCATTCAGTATATTGACTCTCCCAAAATTTTCTGCAATGGCACTATTATACAATTGTGATGCTCTATATGCAGTGGGTGCATTATTTGAAGCTGATGTTTGTGACAGGGGGTGTCCACCATATTGTTTTATTAATGATAATAGGGTAGTGAATGCACTCATGTTTCGTGTACCATAAAACGTAATTAATAGTTTATTATTTCGCATTCGCTTGATGGGAATTTCTATTGGCATATTTTGAAATTCCCATGCCTCTGTTCTAAGAGATA